GGTTGCGATGCGAGCCGGCTCACGCCGAGCAACTGGCCGAGATAGTCGATCATCGGAAACGACGCGAATGCGAGCAGATTCTGCTCCGCCGCAAACTGAATCGCGTTTCGCACTAGCGATTCGCGATACGCGTAGAGGTTGATCAGCAGCCGCTCGACCTGCGCCGGCTGCAACGTGCGTCCCGACGCCGCCTCGAACTCGGCAATCATGTCGGCCAAAACTTTGTTCGGATCGAGCCCGTCCGCGTCGTTCACGAAGGTCGGCGGTGGCAGCGATGGAATTCCTGCGCCCATCAACTCATCCTTTCATCGCCCTCGGCGCGCGGCCGCGTTAGGCCGCCGCTCCAGGGACTGTCACGGTCGTGATCTGAATCGGCGATTGCGCGACGCCGAGCTTCAGCTGCCACGTGAGGGTCACGTCAAGATGCGCTCCCGACTGCGTGCCGCCGTCATTCACCGGTTGCGCCGTCACCGAAATTAGATTCACGCGCGGCTCCCACATCGTGATTGCGGATGTCAGCTCGCTTACGATCGCCGGCAACGCCTCGTCGATCGGAGAATCGATGTATCGCCAGATGTCCGCGCCAAACGTCGGCCGTAGCGGATCGCTCCCACGCGGCGTGGTCACGATTATTCCGAGACACTGCTCGACGTCCGCAATGTTCTGCACCACGCCGCCGATTGTGCCGAGCTCCAGTGACCAGTCCGCCGACGTGATATCCGCGAGCGTTATTGCTCCTGCTGGCATCGCCTTACCCCGCCAACACGTCGATACTCGCGGTCACGATCGATCCCGTCAGCATGCCGCCCTCGTCATCTTGCACGCGAACCGTGTCACCCAGCCGCGCGACCCCGGCCAGTTGACCATTTCCGAGCTGCACTTGTCCGGCAGCCTTGATGATCACGTTTCCGTTTGCATCGATTTGCACTTGCGCCCCACCCGCCGTGAGATTAAACGTCGCGCCCGTCGGCAAGTTCATCGTGAGTGAATGCGCGCCACCGTCGTACTTGATTTCGCCATGGTCCTGAAATTTCAGATCGAGCACGTGCGCGGCGCGGTCATAGTCAAAACTCGCGCCATCTTTGAATCCAAGGTGAAACTTGTCGGTGCTATTCACCGGCGGCATGTCTGCTTCCGAGTAAATCGCGCCGAGCACCGCGCCCGCTTCGTCGCGCAGATCCATCAGACATACGACTTGCTCACCAACATCGGGAATCCAGTACGCCTTGTCGTTTTGCGTCTTCGCGAAAATCACCGGAAGCCACCAACTCACTACTTGGTCGTAATCCGGAAACACCACGCGAACTTTCGCGCGCGCGGCATCCTGCTGCTGCACGATCCCGACCCGAAACGCGGGGTTCTCCGAGTAACCTCGTTCGCGATGTTCAATAAGATGATTCATATAATTCCCACCCGTCGCGCCGCGATCGACGTCGTATAGCCACTCGCGCGCTCGAGATGATGCCGCGCTGTCTCGATCAGGTATGCACCGTCAAGCGCGCCCCATCCGGCGATCTCCACCTGGTTCCCTGCAACGAGCATCACGTTGCCCGGTCCCGCAATCGATGCATCCACGAACACCATGTTATGGAGATGAAGCGCCGCCTGGGCCTTCACGAGGGCTTGCTGCCCGTTTTCCGAACGCGCGACGATCTTGAGCGCATCCATGGTTGGCGTCAGAGTTTCAGCCGTCACCGTTTGCGCGATCAGTTGCTTGGTATCTGGATTGAAGTACGACACCCCTGCGCCACCGTAGATTCGACGCGATCGATTGCGAAATGAAAAACGCGTCGTGTCCGAACGGGTGATCGCGACCAGCGGGATTACCGCTTCCAGAGCCGAACGCGCATAAAACACCAGCTGCGCGCCACGTACCGTGAAATCAAAGTTGTGCTCGATTGCAAGTCGTTTCAGAAACCCCAGATCCGTTTCACGCCGCTGGGTCACGCGCGCAAACACGATGTCGCTCTCGAGCGCCGAGGGCGCCGCTACTAAACTCAGTCCATACTTCGAAGCGATCTGTCCCGCGATTTCCACGATACTCCGGTTCTCGTACGCCACCGTATTCGGTGTGCGCATCTGGCCTGTGATGTATGCCGCGAGACATCTAAGCCTCATCACATCAGGCGGACCGTCGAACTCCAGCTCATCGACTTGGAACGATCCGCAATCCAGTAGTTGCTCGCCCCGATAGCCAATCTGAAGACTGAGTATGTTCCCGAGTCCCGGGTACCATGCGCCCTGCCACCGTTTCGCATGATCTTCCACCTCGATCTCAACCTCGCCCGAAGCCTCACCCAGCCGATCGACATAGCTAATTGCAAGCACCATATGCGAAACGTCACTAGTAATATCCACGCCGTCGTAGGTAAGCACCCATTGCGGCGTACGAACCGAATGTGAAAACGCCGCTGCCATCAAATGCCCGCCGGATGCGGCAATTTCCACGGCGGTAAGTCGACGCCTACTATCGTGCTCTTTTGCACGATAGGCACTGCAAGAGAGATCCCAGCTTCAAACACAGGCTCAATCGGGACATCGGGATTAGCCATTATGATCATCTGATAGTCAGTCGGATCGCCGTAGTATCGCCACCCAAGCAGATCCCAACGCTCGCCCGCCTTGGTGATGTGAAGTATGTATTGCGTCCCACTCGTCATCGCGATGCGCTCCTTGTTATCGACGAGACCGACACGTCATCCGCAACGAGACTTGGTCCGCTTGCGCCCAGGGCTGGTGAACGACTGAGTAATGCCGATACTCCCGGGATGAATCCCGGCGAGCCGCCGTCGGAGCTACTGCTTACCGCGGGTTTGATTCCTATCGGCACAAAGTCCGGAAGTGCCGGCGCCCTTGAAAACAACTCGGATTCAACCGCCCACTCCTTGAGCGCAAGCGCCGCGGTTATCGCAATTGGAACCCCGCGTGCCGACAATTGCTGCGATCTCATCGATATCGATTCGATCACGAAAAACCCCCGGAACCCGCCGTTGCCAAATACCAGTGGCAACGCGAGATGCGCCGCCGCCGTCGATCGCAGCAACGCCATCTTCGCGCCCGGATTCGTGAACGATGAGTGCAGCCTCAATTCGAATTTCAGACGCTCGAGATCGTTGCCGAGCCATTGCAGCCGCGGTTTGCTCTCGACCACCCGATGCTCGGCGAAATCGTATGCCCGTCTCGACTCGAAGCCTTCCGGCGATCCGACCACCTGGAATGGAATCTCACCCAATACTGCAAACAAGCGCTGACTCCTTGGCAAACTGTTGAAAATCCCGGTTGATTGTCGGTTTCAAGTTCACTCCTCTCCGCTCAGAACTCCGCGCGCTCGCGCCGCACCGATTCACGTTTGAATTGATCGAACAACTCGTCGCGATGGGCCCGCAACGCGCCGATTACCTGGCGTTCAATGTCGCCCGACCCTTCGCCCGAATTGATAACGACTGTCGGCGTCGAGTTGATCGTTATCGACCCCGGCGCGTTCCTCGATTCCTGTCCGTACACCCCGCCTATCGGCTCCGCGAATTCCGGCCTCGAGAGACTCGCCGGCGCGACCATCGAAGCTCTCGACGTGCCCCATCCCAACGCTCTGGATGCCGCTAAATATTTTCCGACCGAGCCTTCCGAGCCTCGAGCGCTGCCGATGGAAAGACCGCCGACGCCGTCGAGCATTCGCTTCGCACGTCCCGCAAGGCTGCTCCATGCTGATCCGCTCCCCTGCTCGAACCGCGCGACTCCACTCTCGACGCGCGCCTTGGCGAAGATCGAATCGTTGCCCACACCAGATCGGCGCTCGCTATTGCCCATTCGCCTCAGAGCTTCCATGCCCGATGACGACTGCTGAATCATCTGAGCGAACCTGCCGCGAGAACGGCCCGCCGTATCCGCGGGCCAACGACTCTCGCGATCAGAAATCTCCCGGAACGATTCAGCGCCGGACGAGATCGATGTCTTTGAGCCACTCGCAAGGCCAACACGATCCACCACTTTGGCGGGGAGCACGGTCTTTCCAACTCGAGTCGCTGCCTCGATCGCCTTCATCCTCGCAGCAAACCCGTGAATCGCTTCGATCGCATCCGCACTCATGGATTGATTGGCGCTTCCTGTCGCCCCACGCCTATCGCCGTCCGGACTGCTCCGAGAGCCACCGTGGTCCTCTGAGTTCCCCCGAACCAGAGCCGAAGCCACGATTGGAATCTGCTGTCGCGCGATTCTTGCCAATCGATCGGTCGTCCGCGCGATCTCAGCGCTTGCACGCACCAGACCGGCCACTCGATTGAAACCGCCACCAGCTCGCGCCGACGCCGCTTCTTTCTCTGTGTTTGATCGCTTCGTCATCTGGATGATCCGACTCGATGCCGCGACTTCAACTCGCGCCTACTGCGGCCGCGCTACGTTGCGCTCGAAGGGCCGGCGCTGCGAGGTAGCCGCCTCGACCCGTAGAGGACGACCCGCCAGTTCTTTTCCGTTCATCGCGCGCAACGCCACCGCCGCGTCCGCTTCGTTGCGCATCTCGACGAATCCGAAACCGCGCGATCGGCCGTCAAAACGATCGCGCACGATCTCGGCGCGTTCCACTTCTCCCATTCCTGCGAATGCTTCCCGCAGATCTCCGTCACCGAGCGAAAAACTCAGATTGCCTACGAATAATCTCACTCCCATCGCTTCTCCGTGTTCGCGTGACTAGTCAGTTCACGCATTGCGCAATAGTCAATGGACCTACTACTCACCTGTCGCTCCCTCCGCCGCGTTCGATGCGCATCCGTTCGTATTCCGCGACCGCATCGAGCCAGTACGACAACTCCGCAAAGTCCATTCCGGCTAGCTCTCCGACTGAGAACCCGGATTGGACGAGCCCTGCGAAGCTCGCTGCGGAGGGTGCTCGAAATTTTCGCCGATCACCTCCGCCTGCAGCGCCATCACGTCGGCGAGCTCCATCTCGAGCACGTCTTCGTACACGATCTTGCGCCCGTCGACTCGCGCCAACTCCGCGATCAGCGCGAACACGACCGCGCTCGCGTCACCGCCCGCAACCGCCCGCTGCGCTCTCATCAGATCGCGCCCCATGCCCTTGCGAACCTCCGCACGCGCGCCCGACGGCAACTCGATTACCCTCGTCTCGCTGGCTTCCACAGCCTCCACGCCTCCGATCCTGACTCCGTTTACCGTCACGTCTTCATCGGTCTTCATGGCTTCATCGCTCCTGCTTCGATTTCGCGGCCAGGCTCGGTCAGCCTCCGATATTCGATCGGAAAGTACTCAGTTGGTCGACGCCGCCTACGACGTAGATATTCGCAAACACGTCGTACAGATAAATCTGCACGCCCGCGACGAACAGCTCGCAGTGGTACACACTTACCAGCGACGTAGTCTCGACCATGTGATGCTGCCGGAAGCTCGGGCTGCCGGCGTCCTTGAAAATTCCGGTCATCATGTAAACGACTGGAAGTTCCGCGCTCCTTCCCTGGCTTGTGTATTGCTCCAGGTTTCCACGCGCCTGAAAGTAATGCGTCTTGAAAGGACTGGTCGACATCGCAAGCGTATCCGCGTCGAACGACGACCACTTGATTCGCGACTCGAGCTTCTCGACTCCCGCCCACAACTCCGCGGTGCCCGCCATGCCCAGGCCCTTGTAGTCGATCATCTTGTGTTTGGGATGCGCTATCTCGATTTCTTCTGCGCGTCCGAGCAGCCCGACACCATCGATGTATATATTTGCATTAGTCAGTGAGTTGATCTGGATATTCATTCTTTTCCTCTCGGATCGGCTATGCGATCGCTCCCGCTGCCACGGTTATCGGGCTCGTCTGTCCGAGC